CATTCGCCATCAGCGGCCCCGGCCGCCGTTGCTGCCCGGCACGCCGATGCTGGTGGCACTGCCGCCCTTGGGCGCGTTGCCGGGCGTCACGCTCACCCGCGGCGCCGGCGCCGGCGCGCCAGGCTGCCCGCCCGGCTGCGGGCCGATCGGGTACGGGTCATTGCGCTTCGCCCACTGCTCCACCGCCTGCAGGATCTGCGCGGGGTCGTAGCCCATCTCCGTCCACACCACCGGCGGCGGGAAGCCCAGCGCCGACAGCTTGAGCGCCAGATCAGCCACTTGGTTGGGCGTCTCCGTGCGGCGCTCTGAAAAGCGCAGTGTGAACTCCTCGGGCCCCGCCACGATGCCCTGCAGCAGCAGGTGGATGCGGAAACACCACTCGTACTCGAACGCCTGGCTGTCCTGCAGATGGTCGATCTCGTCGTAGTAGTCCCGCTTCAGGTCTTCCAGCACGTCCCTGGCCAGGCCGTCGACGTAGCCGAACAGGCCCTTCGGCGCCGGCGTGCCGGCGAAGAAGCTGTCCAGCAGGTGCACCACGTCTTCGATGTCGCCCAGGTTGGCATCACCCTGCACAGCCGTCACGGCGCCCTTGCGGTTGGCGTAGAAGTCGGTGGTGATCTCGCCCTTCTCGCCCTCGACCGTCTTGCGGTAGATGTCCAGCTCGTCCTGGGTCGCGCCCTCGAGCACGTGGCTCAGGCGCAGCGGCGCGCGCTGCCGCCGGCGGATCACCAGGTCCTCCTCGGTCATCACCAGCTTGCGCCAGGTGTTGCAGCACGCATCCAGGAACGGGCGGCCCATCTCGCCCATGTCGTCGTAGCTCAGCGGATCGAACCGAGCCAGCTGCAGCTGCCACGCCGCGAAGGTGGCAATCACCTGGCCCGTCAGCACGTCGCGCTGCTCATAGGCGCGGGCCGGGTCGGCAAACCGGCCCGTCTGGTCGACCAGCGGCACGATGGTCTCCGCCGGCATGCGCACCGCGGCGGCCACCCGCTGGCGGTCATCCAGCACTAGCTGCAGCGGCAGGTTGCCCTCGGCCACCAGGCCCCGGGCATCGCTGCGCAGCTTCTGCACCCGGTTCAGCTGCAGGCGCTGCTCGAAGGCCAGCCACTCCCGGCGCAGCGTCTCGCTGCTCGCCGTCTCGGTGAACTGCATCACAAGGCCACCACGCACCGTGTCCCGGCAGATGCGGCCGTGGATGTTCTTCACCCGGCCGTCCTTGGCTTCCATCTCGCGCAGCAGAAGGATCTTGTCGCGCACCTCGGTGCTGATCGCGAACTGGCGGTACCAGCGCGCCATCGCCACATCGGATGCCACCCGGTGGCCACGCTCAGCCGCCGGGCGGTGGTACAGCGGCGCCAGTGCGGCGCGCATCAGGTCACCGCTCGCAGCGGCCAAGCTCTTCAAGTAGCCCATGGGGCCCTCCTTCAGTTCAGGGCCAGCGGCGCACCCGCGCCGCTGCCCAGCAGATCCGACCGCCCCACCTGCCGGCTGGTCACCACGGCAGGCGCGTCCTCCAGGCCGCGCGTCACCAGCGCGTAGATCGCCGCGCACAGCGCATCAAACAGGTCATCGCCGATCTTCTGGTCGGCCATCTGGAAGCTGCTGTAGCTGGCCTTCGTCGGCAGCGCCTTCATGTTGCCCAGCTGGCGCACCAGCGCCAGCCAGTCGGGGTGCTCACGCTCATAGCCGGTGTCCACATAGGGGATGGCCGCGCGCCCGTGGTGGAAGGCCTCGCGCACAGCGCTCGCCATCACGTGCTTCGTCATTCCTTCAAACCGCATCGGCGCAAAGGCCCACTGCGACCAGGTGCTGGCCGTGCTCTGGCCGTCGCCCACCAGCTCGCGGTTGACGTGCGTCAGCCCCTTGCGGAAGAGATCGTCGTTCACCGCCGTCAGCATGCCCACGCCGTAGGCGTCGCCGATGGCGTAGTCCGGCCGGAAGTAGTCCCACAGGCTCACCAGGTCGCGGCGCAGCGCCTCGTCGCTCACGCCAGGCGGCCACAGCCGCACGTAGGGGATGGTCACCCAGTTGCCCAGCGTCTCCGTCACCACCAGCGCGCTCTTGCTGGCCGCCGGCGCCTCGCCGTGGCCGGTGTGGTCGTAGCCGAAGCTGATCAGCCCGCGGCGCTTGTAGCGCTCACCCGGCATCGGCTCGGCCCGCTGCAGGCCGGCCTCCAGGCCCACCGCCAGCGCCTTGCGGATGTGCTCCTCCCACACCCAGTTGCGCGCCTGGATGTTGCGGCACAGGAACTGCCGGATGTACTCGTCCGCCGGCAGCTGCACGCGCATGCTGGCCGCCCAGCCCGGATCCAGGATGCCCAGGCGCAGCCCCAGGTGGATGTCCACCGTCGTCAGCGGCACGTACTCTCCGGTGGCGATCAGGCTCTGCAGCACCCCGGCGCCCTTGAACACGCCGCTGATGCGGATCTCGGGCTTGAACTTCGCCGCGCCGGCATCCACGCCCAGCCGCCGCGCCGCGCCCAGCATCGGCAGAAAGCGGCTCATCAGCCGCTCCTGCGGCATGTCGTCCGTCTCCTCCAGGCTGGCGATCGTGATCGAGTCGCCGTCGATCTGGCTCATGATCCCGTAGGCGCCGCCCTTGCTGTGATTGGCCAGCTCGAAGCCCGTATCCTTCAGCTGCGGCCGGCCCTGCTTGTAGGCCACAAAGGCGCTCAGCATCGGGCTGCGGCGGATGGCCTCCAGCATGTAATCCAGGTTGTTCTGGCTCTGCTGCATGCGCGGCGCCACGATGCCGCATTCCTGGAACGGCTCGGTGGCCAGCCGCTCCAGGTTGTACATCTCCTTCACCGAGGTCTTGCCCGTGCGCCGGCAGCTGTAGTCCACCGTGTTGCGGTGGCGGTCCATCTCCAGCATCTTCAGGCACTGGATCGGATCCAGCTCCACGTTGTGCACGTGCTTGTGCCACAGCGCGTGCGGCCGCAGCCCGGTGCGCGCGTCTGGCCGGGCAAAGCGCAGGATCTCCGCCTCCGCCACGCCATGGTGGCGCACCCGCTCGGCCGCTGTCACCCTCACCGGCGGCCCCCTGCCGGGCGGGCAGACACCGCGGCGCCAACCGGCGCGGCCGCGCCGGTGGCGGCCTGGTGCTCCAGCAGCACCGGGTCCTTGGCCGCATCGGCCGCGGCGGCGCCCAGCAGCCCTGGCACCTTGTCCAGCATGGCCGCCATGCGCCCCGCGAAGGCATCCAGGCTCTCGGCTGCATGCGCTGGCACCTGCAGGCGGCCGCGCAGCTCCTCGTCCTCGTCCTCGGCCGCCTTCACCGTCATGCCCAGGTCGGCCAGGCTCAGGCCCAGCCGCGTCACCAGGTCGGCGATCGGCTTGAAAGCCGGGTTGGCCATGTACTCCATCACGTGGTGCACGTTGCCCTGCTCGTCCGTCCAGGTCAGCGCCACGCTGCGGCCGTCCTTGTCCAGCTGAACCTTGGGCACCTTCAGCACGGCCCCATCGCCCAGCACCGCCTGCAGGCACATCTGCAGGCTGGCCACCAGGGCGGCATGCAGATCGCCATGCAGCTTGTTCAGCATGCGCGGGTTGCGCTGCTCGAAGGCCGCGTGGTGCAACATGAAGATCTCGGTCTGCTTCACGCAGGCCGGCTGCTCGGCGCACCACCAGCGGTCCACATCGCAGTTGGCACAGAAGGCGTACTTGCCCGGCTTGGCCGGGAAGTAGGTGGCGGTGCGGGCAGTCAACCCGTGCTTCATGCCGTTGAAGCGGGTACGCAGGGTCTCCTCGGGCGTGGGGTGGCCGTCCAGGTTGGCCGCGGCCGCGGCCTTGCCGCTGGCTGACTTGGGCCCGGTGCTCAGCTGGTGCGCCTTCAGCAGCGCCCGCTCCCACGGCGCCTGCGGCTGGTGCTTGGCATCGCAGCCTGGGCAGTTGCCGAAGTAGGCCCACGGGTGGTGCTCCGCATCGGGGTCGGGCTCCACCAGGTCAGGCACGCTCTCCCAGGTGTGGCGGCACACGCCACAGCGGAAAGTCACCCTTTCAAGTTCCTTGGACCAATCCTTGCGCATCGTGCCAGCAGCTTGGGCCACATGGCGGGGCAGGTGCAGGGGGGCACCGCGGCACAGGTTGGCGTCGCAGCAGCTGCAGCGCCTCATGCGCCTGCGCCAGCTGGCCCTGCGGACCCTGCATCAGGGCGGCCAGGCCGGTCACCTGCACGGTGCCGTCGGCATCTCCATCGGCCGCCAAGTCCAGCAGCGTCTGCAGCGCCTGCAACGCCTGGTGCGCGCTGTCCAGGCAGGCTGCCAGTTCATCCAAGGCCGCGACCGGCCGCCGTTTGTCACACTCCATTCGTCTGGTCTCCCTTTTGCCGCCAGGTGGCAGGCGGCTGAAGGTCAGACTAGGGGGGAGCGGTGCCGCCCGGCACCCCCAAGGCGCGGGGGGCGCTGCGGACACCCTGTCAGACCTTCCACCACGCAGGCAGGGGGTAGGGCCACCTTGGGGGGATTGACTGGGCTCTTGAAAAGCGCAGTGTCAAGCGGCAAAGTGGGCTTTTGCGGAGACCCAATGCCAAGATTCACACCACTGCTCGCCTGCGTTGTTTCACTCAATGTCATGGCCGCCGGATCGATGGACCTGATCAAGAGCACGCCATGCCTGTACGAGTGGCGGTTCTGGAAGGTTGATCGCAAGTTCGGCGAGCCCTTCAAGATTCCCGAAGGTTTCACCGCAGAGCAGTGTGCGAACGCTGAGAAGGTTGATGAGCAAGTCCGCGAGCTGCAAGAGCGCGAGGAGGCCGAGCACGCGAAGCTGCTCGCGAAGCAGCAGGCCGAGCAAGAGCGGAAGGCACTGGCCTTCGCCAAACGCCCTGGAGCACGCATCGGAATGACGGCTCGCGACGTTGTCAATCGCACCAACTGGGGTGAGCCGCTCTACAAGAACACCACGATCACAGCCCGTGGCAAACGAGAGCAATGGGTCTACGAGGACCGCCAGTACCTGTATTTCGAGAATGGCCGCCTGACAGCGATTCAAACGACGGACTGAAAGGCAATGCTTCAGGTCTGGCGACACGTCATGGGTTGCAGCCCGCGCGATCACTGCTTCCCCTACGGCGTCGGGGCGTGTCCAGCGCGCACCCGTCGGCCGTCCGGTGTGCTGCCACTGCTCGTGCTGCACGGGCAGTTTGCCACCAGCACACCCAGCGGCGGCAATCCCGCGTTTCGCAGCTGCAGGCGCTTCACCGCCTGCGCCAGGCGGTTGATGGCCCGCGTGCGGGCCTGTCGCTGCCGTGGGGTGTCGGCAATGGCCACGGCCTGCAGCCGCTCGGTCAGGGTGACGATCTCGCGCGCCGCCGCGGCATAGCGGCCAGGGCTCAGCGGCGTCAAGGCGTCACCCCCACCGCCACCGGCGGGTGGCCAGCGCCATACACCCACAGCGAGACAAAGGCGCCGGCCTGCAGCTGCGCCAGCTCC